TTCATGATGATAATTTTTAGGAGATGTAAGTATGAATTTTGATATGAAAGGCGAAATATTATTTGAAGATGGTTTGAAAGTTCATTTTAAATGTTACAGAGGACAACGAACAAATACCATTAAATATTTTGATAAAAATAATGAAGAAGTACCATATAACAAAATATGGGGTAGACGATATGAATACTGCAAATTAACAAACATTGACGGTACTCTGTTTTATCAAAATAATGTTATTGCACGTTCGGAGTAAGTTTAATGGAATTAATAAAAAACACGCTCCCTGAAATAAGAGACGTGCCAATCTAACATGAATATATTATATCATAGGGAGCGTGTAAAGCTGTGGAGAATATAGAATTATTACCAGACTTTAACATTGATGAAGTGAAAACGGCAAATAGAGTTGAGAAATTTTTATTAAAGGCAATCCCACTTTTTGAGGCTCAATCACAGCTTGAACAACTTCAAAGCCCTAGCCTTAGTGGAATGCCTGGTGGTGGAAGTATGGGAAACGGTACTGAAGAAAAGATACTACAAAAAATGGGAGCTAACGATAAACTCTATCTCATAAATCGTGCAATTGATTATTGTCCATATAACAAGAACTACATTTTACAAGAGCTGTATTTGGAAGGAAAGCCTGAGTATATCTTACGTAAAGAACTACATTACAGCAGAAGTAGATTTTGGAAGTTAAAACAAGAAGCTTTAATATGGTTTGCTGAGATATTTGCTCCATATTATGATTTACGAGTGAAAAAGTAAACATTCGCAAGACATTTATGAAACAATGACAAAACACCATGTTAAAAAATAGATGCTATAATTATATTGTGAAGAAAACCGATTAATACCTATTATTTGAAAATATTTAAGTCAGTCTATCCAGGCTGGCTTTTTATTTTGGAGAAAATTATGAAAGATAGTAAAGATTTTGGAAAGGTACAGACTTATGAAGAACTGAAAATGTTACGTGAGTTAGAAAAGCACTACAAGAAACATCCAGTAAAACATAAGCGTAAGTACAGTAGAGATGTTAGCAAGATTAAATTAAAAGGTGGTGGGTGATATGGTGTGAAGAAAAGTAGTAAGAAATTTCCAAAAATTTCCGGTATTGGCCCTTTTTTTGAATTAGATGGAAGACGTCAAAGAGCTGTAATAGCAATGATTGAGGAAGATTTAACAGATGAAGAGCTTGGAAAAATTGTAGATAGAACAGCACGAACTGTTAGAAATTGGAAAAATGATGATCTAATCATAGCAGCTAAAGAACAGTATATAAAAATAACAGCTAAGAGAAAGTATGTCCCAGATGCAATGAAACGTTTGTATTACTTGATGATTAATGCTAAATCAGAAATGGTACAATTGCAGTCTGCAATTACTATTTTGAAAATGTCAGGTATGATGTCTGATAACAGCACACCAGAGTTAGACAAAGCTAAGGTACGTAAGGCAAACGCAGAAGCAGATATTGCACGTTGGAGAGCTGATGAACTCACTGGCAAAAACAAGGCAGACGATTCTACCGTTTTAGTTGATGATATAGGAGATGCAGAAGATGAGTAAAATTATTAGAATGACTGATATGGTTAATCCACACTTCTACAAATTATGGACTACTAAGAAATCATATATCATTGCTAAAGGTGGGCGTGGTTCATTTAAATCATCTGTTATTAGTTTAAAGTTAGTTACATCAGTTAAAAAGTGGACGCAGTTGCACAAAAAAGTAAATGTTGTGTGCGTTTTGGCCAATAAGTCAGACTTGCATGATACAGTTTATAGTCAAATCATGTGGGCTTTAGATATGCTTAATTTAAGTGATGAGTACAATTACTACAAGTCACCATTGAGAATTACACATAAGCTAACTGGTAGTACGTTTTATTTCTATGGTGCTGATAATCCACATAAGCTTAAATCTAACAAGGTAGATAATATCATTGCTGTTTGGTTTGAAGAAGCAGCAAACATGAAAGGTATAGATGTATTTGACCAATCTATACCTTCTTTTATTAGACAAAAACCAGATTACGTTGATGATGTAAAAGTTTATTTTTCATACAATCCACCACGCAATCCTTATGAGTGGATTAATGACTGGGTAACTGCTAGAGAAGAAGATCCAGAATATTTTGTTGATACAAGTACTTACTTAGATGATGAATTAGGATTCACAACTGATCAGCAATTAAAATTGATTGAGAGTTATAAAAATAATGATTATGACTATTACCGTTGGTTGTATCTGGGTGAAGTTATTGGACTTGGTACTAATATTTACAATATGGATAATTTCAAAGCATTAAAAGAGTTGCCAAGTGATGATTACATTACAAATTGGTTCTGTGCTATTGACTCTGGTCATGAAGTCTCTGCTACTACATTTGGCGCTTATGGATTGACTAGAAAAGGTAATGTAATTTTATTAGATACTTATTATTACAGTCCACAAGGCAAGGCTCATAAAAAGCCACCTAGTGAGTTATCTAAGGACTTGTATTCATTCATCAATAGGTTGGCCAAACAATTCAAAAAGCCGGCAACTAAATTAACAATAGATTCTGCTGAAGGTGCTTTAGATAATCAGTTCTACAATGATTACGGAGTACATCTTCATAAGGTAGCAAAATTAAAGAAAGTAGACATGATAGACCGTGTGCAAAATATAGTTGCTCAGGGTCGTTTTTATTATCTGGATACTGAGTCAAATAAAATCTTTATCGAAGAACACAGGAATTACAGATGGGATGAAAAAACTTTAAATAGTGATGATCCTAAAGTTATCAAAGAAGAAGACCATACATGCGACCAATTTCAGTACTTTGTGCGAGATAATGAACGCTTGCTAGGTTTGAAATATTAAGGTGGTGGAGTGATGTCATTAATTCAACAAATAAAAGATTGGTTTAGGAAAGGAGGTGCCAAGTTAGGAATGGTAAAGAGTTTAACTAATATTACTGATGATGATAGAGTTTCGATTGATCCAATGGAATACGAACGAATAAAGTTGGCCAAGTTGTATTACAAGGATGATTTACCAAAAGTTAAGTATCGTAATTCATATGGTGAATATAGACAACGTCCATTGAGTTCTTTAAACGTGACTAAGTTAGCATCTAAGAAATTAGCGTCAATTATCTTTAATGAACAATGTTCCTTGTCTTTGGAAGATGAAACAACAAACGAGTTCATCAATGAAGTGGTTCAAGATAATAAATTCAATATGAGATTTGAACAACGCTTAGAAACTGCTATTGCTTTAGGCGGTTTAGCTGCCAGACCTTATGTTGATGATAATGATGTTATTAGAATAGCTTGGGCTAACGCAGACCAATTCTATCCATTACGTAACAACACTGATGATATTTCTGAATGTGCTTTTGCTAGTCGAACAGTTAAGACTGAGAATGACAGAAATGTTTATTATACGTTGCTTGAATTTCATGAGTGGGATGATGCTAAAACTTATCATATAACAAATGAGCTATACCGTTCTTATCAATCAGATGTAATTGGTGAACAAGTAGCACTTGAAACTCTATATCCTAATTTAGCACCAGAATTAACCTTTACTGATGTTATTACTAAACCATTATTTGCATATTTCAGAACACCAGGAGCTAATAATAAGAACTTAGATAGTCCACTTGGTGTTGGTATCGTAGATAATTCTAGGAATGTAATAGATGCTATTAATCGCACTCATGATATGTTTGTGCATGAAGTTAGAATGGGGAAACGTAGAATTGCAGTTCCTGCTGAAATGTTAAAACCTACTGGCAATTTGTACGGAGATGAAGTAGATGATGCTCACCCAGTTCTATTTGATAAAGATGAAGACGTTTATCAAGGAATGTATGGAGATACAGATAAACTGAGTGTAACTGACTTAACTTCTGATATTCGTTCAACTCAATTTAAAGAGTCAATTGATTACTTCTTACGTGAGTTTGAGCAACAGATTGGTTTTAGTTCTGGTACATTCTCTTATGATGGTCAAGGAGTTAAAACAGCTACTGAAGTTGTCAGTGAAAATTCTGCAACCTATCAGACACGTTCTAGTTACTTAACTCAAGTAGAGTTGTTTTTAAATCAATTAGTTAATGCAATTCTTGAAGTAGCTAGTGTGGGACAGTTCTTTTCTGATGGTAAACCTAGATGGACTGGTAATGTAGCAGATGTTGAGTTGTCTATACATTTTGATGACGGTGTGTTTATTGATAAAGATAAACAACGAGCTGATGAGATGCAGTTAGTTGCTGCTGGAATTATGCCAAAGCTTGAATACCTAAAACGTAATTTTGGGTTGAGTGAAGAGGATGCTCAAAAGTGGTTAGCTCAAGTTAATAATGAACAACCAGACTTTTCTCAAGGATCATTTCAAGAGCCAATAGATGGAGATAGCAACGAGGTGTAGTCTATGGATTCAAAGCAGAAACTAGACCAAGACACTAATAACATTGCTAATCTTTATTCTAATTTAGAAGATAAGATATTTTCTGAGATTATCAAAGTGTTACAACGTGGGCACTATGAAGATGTAACACAAGATAATGTTGTTCAGTGGCAAGCACAGCAATTGTCACAAATGGGAGCATTAACTAAAAGAGTAATTGATTTAATGGCAGACTTTGACGGTATCTCACCTAGTGAAATTGAAACTATCTTAAAACAAGATGGATATGAGATATTAGATGAAGTCAGTCAAGAATTGAAGTACAGTGGTCAAGTTAGTCAGCCAATCAGTGATGAGAGTTTTAACATGCTTGATTCAATGGTTAGACAAACTACAGATACTCTAAACAATACGATTAATCAAACTTTGCTTAGTCGCAATTATGGTGTTAATCCTGTTATGCGAACATACCAGGAAATTTTAAAACGCTCAACAATTGAAACTGTAACTGGACTTAAAACTCATGATCGAGCAGTTAAAGATGCTATTTACCAACAATTAGATAAAGGTATCGAAGTTATGAGAGATAAGTCTGGACGTGCATGGTCCCTTGAAGGATATACACGTATGGTACTTACGACAACATCTAACAGGACTTACAATGACTTACGAATTAAACGGATGCAAGAGTTTGGCCAAGTATTATGTTTAATGTCTAGTCATCCTAACAGTCGTGAAGCATGTGCTTATATTCAAGGCAAGGTAGTCAATATAGTTCCAACTGATGATCCTAATTACAACGACAAGTACGATTCAATCTATAATCATGGTTACGGTGAACCTGCTGGAACATTAGGTATTAACTGCAGACACAAATTATTTCCATTTACTCCAGGTGTCAACGTGAATAACATGCCTCAGTATAATCCTAAAGAAGCAATTAGGAATGGTAATTTACGTCAAAAACAACGTTACTATGAACGCTCAATCAGAGACGCTAAAAAACGTTTGAAAATTGCTGAAGAATTAGAAGACGAGCAAATGATAACTCGTACTAAGACATTAATTTCAGCACGTCAAAAGAAGTTAAGAGAGTACATCAAAGAAACTAATAAGGTGTACGGTAGCAAGCGTGATATTTTGACTAGAGATTATGATAGAGAGCAAATAACTTATAGAAAGAAAAAGCTTGATCAAAGTAATAAAACAGAATCTCAAAAACATGTAGAAGCTAAAATAAAGAGTGGTCAATGGGGAACTAAGATTAATCCAGAAAAACAAGCACCACATATGGAATCTACAAAATTAGAAGGTAAGAGTTA